TTTCTGCCCCTTCCAGTGTGCTAATGACTTTTTGTATACCGCTTTGACAGCACTAGAGGAGATACCATCGATTGAATGGTACTCCTCGTTAGACATATCATCCCTAATAGTAACCTGATGGGAAATTGTCTCTGCTTTTTTTACAGCACTCATACTCAAGCTGCTTCAAAATCATCGTCTAAATTATCACCTAGTGATTTTAAAGCTTCAGTTGCTTTACTATCAATAGCGCCCTCTTTTATTGCTTCAAAATACTTTTCATCAATGTATTTATTTTCAGCACGAAGGGTATCTGCAAACACTCTCATGGTAGCTTTTACGTCTTCCGAAAGAGACAACTGTTTTTTCAAATCAGGTTCATAATTATAAGTATACCAAATAACTGAACCGTTTTCGTTGTAGGAAGATGTGAGCTTTATTTCGTAATTATAAAGCTGAGATCCTCTAGGTAATTTTTTAATCACCTCGTTATAAAATCCACTGTAGGTTGAGTTTTTATGAAACATGATACACGGCTGGTTTTCGACAACCACTTTTTCACCGTCCTCTGTCTCACCCTCATAGCTGACTAAACCACGGGTAACCCTGTGTTGCATATCCCGCCAGTGTTTAGCTTCTTCTTTGCTCATTTCCTTACGGGCTTCCCAATCGGGCATTCCACAAGCAATACTACCAAGCATATCTCTGGCTTCGTCTTTAAAGACACTTTTTACAGCTAAAGATTTATTTTTAAGCTTCCGCTCTTTGCCTTCACCATCCCAATGAAAATACTGGATATGACTTGCCAAAGGTCTAAAGGTAACCGTTTCAGCATAAGCAACCTGATCCGTACCTCTAAGATAAAAGTACCCTTCTGGTATGGATTTCTTTGTATCTTTATTTTTAGATTTTGCATTAATTTTTAGTTCGGGGACACGGACGATAGAGGTGTTTGAAGAACCCCCAGCTACTTCCGTGCCTAAAATTTGGTTTAACTCAGCCAACTCTGCGCCATTTGCTTTAGTAATATCACTCATATAAAAATTCCTCTGTTATGGGAACTTCTATTGTGGCATAACTAAGTGGCACTAGTCAAGCGTATTCGTTTTGTTCTAACCAATTTTTTCCACCAGAAATTTCTATTTCTAATGGCAGTGCAAAAGTGTAGCCCCATCTTTTTTCAGCTTCTTCTGTCACCTTGACCATAGACCAATGCAAAGCATCTTTAATTTGTTCAAGCTCACCAGGATATACGTCACACACAATTGAATCGTGTACGGTTAGTATTAATTTTGAACGCAGATTAAGTTCCTTAAACTTACGAAAAGCACGGATGCAAGAAAGCAACATTAAATCTGCGGCACTAGACTGTACTGGATAATTAACGATCTGAGTGTAGTGGCTTGTGCGTCCATTGCGCTTGCGAACCACGTCAGGCCAAAAGAATTGTCTGCCAGATGGAGTTTGCACAATACCATTTTTTAGAACCCCATCTGCAAGCCTCTTATGGTATGCCCCAAGCCCTTCGTAGATATCAAAAAACGTAGATCCATACGCTCTTATGTGGTCAGCCTCACCAGCCAGTAATCCCCCATAAATTGGACTGAAGCTGAACTTTTTCGAATTTTGCCTTTGTTCTTTTGTAACCTCACTGGTGTCACACTGGTAGATGATTGAAGCAGTTTGTTTATGTAAATCCTTACCTGTTTTGACATCAGATATGATTTGTGGATCACGGGACAGTTCACCAGCCAGCACGAATTCAATACTCGAAAAATCGGCTTCAGCTAAAATTCCGTTTTTAAATCTACTGACAACAGCCTTACGCACTGGAAAACCACGCTTTGGAGCGTTTTGCATATTTGGTGCAGTACTGGATAAGCGTCCAGTTGCAGTGACACATTGATTAAATTGTGTATGCAGGATGCCATCTGATCTAGTCCACGTTTCAAATCCCTTGACGAAAGCATCTAAATATACGCTGACTGCGTTTAACCTACTGCTCTTTGTAAGAAACTCTATGGCAGTATCATTGCCCTTTAATTCTGCCTGAGAGATCAAACGCTGGATTGTAACCTTATCTGTTTTAAATCCATTAATAGAAGCATCTGAAGGCATCGTAGGATTTAGTTTAAGACCCGCAACTGTACCATTAGGTTGGTAGAAAGCCCCTACCCCAGCACAGGATGGGCATTTAGACAGGTTCTGGTAAGGTTCTCCTTGAACACGAAATTTCTTACCATTTTTCTGTCGGGTAACCTGTTTATACTTTTGTATATACGCCCGTCCATCACAGGCAGAACAGCAAATAGCATTTGTACGCTGCACAACACGGGTAGTAGCCCTTACAGCCGCACTGAACTGTGATCTATTCATTCTGGGGGGATACAACGGCTTATTATTGCTATCTGTCCCTATATTCCAAACCTGTTGATGATCAGCACGATCAATAACCTCACGACTATAAACCACCCGTGTCATGTCCTGACCGCTATTAAGATTAATAATGGTATCACCCATTACCTCTTCAACAATATCCTCTAATCTCTTTTTTAAACTAATCTGTTCCTCAAGAAACTCTGCTTTAATCTCAGCAAGTACATCAAGATCTACTTTAATGCCGTTGCTTTCTATCTCAACTAGGAACAAAAGCATTTCGTTCATCATTGTTACTGTTTCAACTAACGACACATTACTTTCATTAGCGTAATCATCTTGTTGTTTTAAATAGACTTCTGCACATGATATAACGTCAGCTTCGGCATATTCTAACACTGTATCTAAGGGCATGGCTTCAAATCCTGTACCACTTTTAAACAATTCATCTACAAGATCTGATTTCTTGCGGGTTACATCCCTACGCTCTGCAGTAGCCTTTAAAGAAAGTTCATGTCTTTGGCCTTTGGCTAAAACGTACTCTCCAATCATAGTACACCAAACGGTATCTGGTATTTCAAAGCCCATTTGAATTAGCCACATGACATCAAATTTTGCGTTATGTGCTACAAGAACTGTAGCCTTTTTTAATGCCGCTTCTAACAACATTCGACTATCAGACACATCTTGTTCAACATGATGAAACACAAGATTGGTAACACTATCAATTTTATTTGAATCTATAAAACCAAAGTGGGCAGAAACACATCTGTTGTCTGGGTTAAATGGACTATTATCAATTTTTACACCGATTTTTTGTACTGTAGTTTCTAGGTCGAGTACCAATACCTTTTCGACATTATTCAACATATCGTGATACTTCTGGCTCTATGTTACAGATGATACATCCATGATATCCAGACAGTTTATTTTTACTGATGTTGATGAACCTTGTGTGGTCAGGGTTATCATCTTCACCGTTTCCACTATGCTTGCCTATACCAATTATTAAATCAGCCTCTGCAGCCTTTCCTGTTTTAGAACCTTCAAGCATACTAAAATCAATTCGGGTACGCCCTTCAGCATCTGCACTTGCCTGACTGACCCCAAGCAGTGCCGCTGAATGACGTTTTGAAAGTTCCCGTAAACTTCTATATAATTCTTTTATACGTTCATGGCTGGCATTATAATTTCCAGAAATATTAACCTTGTCGGATTGATCTATAATAATAATATCTGCATTAATTTTTTCACAATACGAATTAATTGTATCCAGATCCCACTCTTGAACATCCTTCATAATCAAACGATCTTTTATAGCCAGATACTTACTCATAGCTAAATCAGGGTTGTCAGCTATCTGTTCACGGGTCATGCCACTACAAGCTTGAATAGCCCGTAACTTAGTTCGTGTGGTTTTTTCCTCATTTCCTAAATACAAAACCTTTGCACCTTGCTGGCAAAACCCCCCAGGCCCAGCGCATATTGATATAACAAATGCCGACTTTCCTGTCTCTGGTCTAGCGAACACAATACCAAATTCTGCAGGGCCAATACCATATACATTACGGGCAAGAGTTTCGATATTAAACTTCCAGCGGTTTTCGTCTGAGGTTTCTGCTAACAGTTCGTAAATATCGTCAGTCGTTGGCTCACCAAAGTTGTCCGGCATGTAGCCGTCCTTAGTGCGCTCAAGCAATGACTGCAGGC